TGCTTACACATGGTACGAGGGTGCTCGTCAGCAGCTTCGTACTAATGTTAACTCAGACGGAACTGTAGACATTCTACTATTCGGTCAGGGAGCACTTGCCACTAAGTTAGCGGCTGGCGCAAACTGGTTTAACCTAACCTGATAAATAGGTAACTAAGTCGCTCTGGGGAGTAGTAGCCCTCTACTCCCCAGAGTCTTATGAAAGGATCTGACATGGCACTTACAACAGTTGCAGAACTGCGCAGCACATTAGGCGTAGGCACATTGTATCCAGACGCGACCCTTCAAGAAGTGGCAGATGCCGCAGATGCAGTTCTTATTCCAATGTTATGGGCTCCTAAATGGTTTACAGTTGCTCACAGTAATGTTGTCGGCACTGGCACTTTATATTTTAATGATAACATTCTCGATACTTTCTATGTAGGTCAAAGCGTCACGATTGCCAATTCAGGTTCTTCTTATAATGGCACTAAGACAATCACAGCAGTAAGCGATTATTCAATTAGCGTAGCAACAAACCACACTGTTGCTCAGGAGTATCACCCAATCTTTCCTTATGGATCTGTATCCACCACTACTTACACAGACTGGACAACGGATACAGCAGTCCAGAACGCAGCTTTAATGATATCTGTTGAAATCTGGCAAGCGCGTACAGCCACCCTTTCAGGCAGTAACGCAGTCGATTTCCAGCCAAGCCCTTACCGAATGAGCGCACAGCTTCTCGCTAAGGTGCGAGGATTGATCGCTCACGCACTTGATCCGCGTTCGATGGTGGGATAATGCCCGTTGCCGTCACTACTCTCAGAACCACATTAGCCACTGCTCTAGTTGATAACGCTAAGTGGCAGACCTTTGCTTTTCCACCTGCAACAGTGCTGGCTAACTCTGTGATCGTGTCTCCAGATGATCCTTACTTAACACCTAGCAATAATCAACACATCACTATTAGCCCAATGGCTAACTTTAAGATTATTATGACTGTGCCTTTATTCGACAACGAAGGCAACCTTAACGGAATTGAAGATACTGTCTGTGGCGTGTTTGCAAAGCTCGCAGCATCATCTTTGACCTATAATGTAAGCGCAATTAGCGCACCAAGTATTCTCAACGCTGCTTCGGGAGACCTTCTCAGCTGCGAGATGTCCGTATCAATCCTAACGAGCTGGAGCTAAAATGTCCGAGTGGGAAAAAGAAAACGAAGCCTTCCTGATCAAAATCGGGCAGGTAGCACCAACAGCAGCAAAGCCAGTAACTACTAAGAAGGACGAGGAATAATCTCATGGCTGTATTTCTAAATAACAATGTAGGTGTGAAGATTAACTCAGTCGATCTTTCAGACCATGTAACAGCAGTAACAATCAACCGCGTATTTGATGAGCTGGAGATAACCAGCATGGGTGATTCCAGCCACAAATTCGTAAAAGGTTTGGAGTCATCAACTGTCACAATCGACTTCCTAAATGACACAGCATCAGCGAATGTATTGGCAACACTACAGGCAGCATGGGGAACAACAGTCACAGCTGTATTCCTACAGACAAAGGGAACAGCAGTATCTGCTACTAACCCTCTTTACACAGTGTCATTGCTAGTCAATAACACAACAGACATCAATGGTGCTGTTGGCGATATTGGCACACAGTCAATCACTTTTACTGCTAACTCAACAATCGCAGTAGCAACTACAGGCACATTCTAAGAAACTAAACAAAGGGGCAAACCATGGCAAAACTAAAGATAGTTCGACAAGATGGAAGCGTACTAGAAGGCGAGATTACTCCAGCAGTGGAGTATTCGTTTGAGCAGTACGCTAAAAAGGGCTTCCATAAGGCGTTCCGCGATGAAGAAAAGCAGAGCGATGTCTATTGGTTAGCATGGGAAGTAACACGCAGGTCAGGTGAGTCTGTTAAGCCTTTTGGGATGGATTTCATTGAGACACTTAAAAGTGTCGAGGTGCTTGATTCAGACCCTTTAGCTTAAAGCGAGATCTCCCGTTCACCTACTTAATCGCTCGCTTGAGCATTAGGTTAGGGATCTCGCCACAGCAGTTATTAGATCTAGATAAGACAATGCTCGATGCATTAGTGCAGGGGCTCAAGGATGAAGCGAAAGAGGTGAGCGATGCCAACAGAGGTAGTAGGCGCGGTCGCTCTTAAAAAAGCCCTAAGAGAATTTACACCTGATCTATCTAAAAAACTGACAAAGGAGATGTCCTTAGCAGTAAAACCAATAGTGAAAAGAGCTAGAGGTTACATGCCTAATGAGAACCAAGTTTTGTCTAACTGGGGAATTTCTGGCAATAAAATCAATGCCGCTTCTTCTGCCTTTAGCACTGCTAAATTTCCTAAATATGTTCCGTCTATTGTTAAATCTAACATCGGTTTTAAGTCAAGTCCTTCTAAAGCTAACTCCAGAGGTTTTAGATCTATAGCGCGATTATTCAATAAAACACGCGCTGGAGCTATTTATGAAATTGCTGGAACTGTAAATCCTGACAGCCTATTTGTTAAAAACCAAGAAGCTAAAAACGGATCTCAATTAAAAGGATCACGAAATCGTAGAGGTCGGGGTCTTTATCGCGCCTATGAAGAAGACAATGGTAAAGCTCTCTCAGCTGTGCTAAAAGCTATCGAGTCCGCTAAGACTAAACTTAATCAACGCACAACAGTGAGAGGCTAATCGTGGCACAAGTAAAGATTGATATTGCTACCGAGTTCACTGGTAAAAAAGCTTTCAAGCAAGCTGAGACTTCAACAGAAAGATTAACTAAAAGCACTAAGCAACTTGCTAAAGGCCTACTGGCTGTTTATAGCGCACAAAAGATCATGGCATTTGCCAAGTCCTCTGTTAAGGCTTTCGCAGAAGATGACAAGGCAGCAAAAGCATTGGGCACTACTCTTAAAAATCTAGGCCTTGCTTACGGATCAAACGCTGATACAGTTAATGGCTTTATTTCTCGCCTTGAAATGCAAACAGGTGTGCTTGACGATGAACTTCGTCCAGCAATGGATCGCTTGCTTCGTGCTACAGGTGATGTTAGTAAGTCTCAGGAATTGCTAGGACTTGCATTAGATATAGCAGCAGGTACGGGCAGAAGCCTGACACAAGTATCGCAGTCTTTACAAAAGGCTTACTTAGGTCAGACTCAGGCACTTGGCCGCTTAGGTGTAGGACTCTCAAAGGCAGAACTTACATCTTCATCATTTGAGGAAATCCAAGCTCGTCTATCAACATTATTCGCAGGGCAAGCAACAGCAGCAGCCGATACCTATGCAGGTTCGCTTGCTAAATTAACTGTTGCTGGAAACAATGCTAAAGAGACTATTGGCAAGGGTCTTGTTGATGCTTTAGTAACAGCATCCAATTCTACTTCTACAGATGATCTAATCAAGAAGATCGATAGAGTAGCGCAGTCGATTGCTAACTTTACTCGCGAAGCAGGCGAGTTTATAAAGATTACTAAGTCAATTTTTGACTTAAAGAACTTCTCATTCTTTGCACCTTCTGGCGGTTTATTCGGTGATGGCAAGGGCTTTGGCAATATCTCAATGACTGTATCCTCACAGGATACTCAGCGAGCAGATGCCATTGCTAAAAAGAATGCGGCAGCACTCGCAAAACTCTCCGGAGTTCAAGCTGCTAATCAAGCCAAGATCCTTAAGGACAAGCGACTACAAGCGGCAATCGATAAGGCTAACCTTGCCCTTAACAAAGGTGGCGAAGTCTTTGACATGGATAAGATCCAGATTGCAGCAGCTCTTACCTCTCAGGCTGAGCAACTAGGCAAAGCAACTACACAGACTCAGATTCTTCAGATCGCTAACGATACTGCTCGCCTCAATGTCAAGCGCTCAATGCTTGCCCTAGAAGATGCCATTGCCGCTAAGGATGAGCAAGCGATCATTGCTGCGACTAATAAACTCAACGCAGATCTTAAAGTGCTTAATGCGCTTAGTGGTCAAAACGCTAAACTCGTGGACATCAAGTCAATCCTTGACAGCCTAAAGCCAGCAGACTTAGTCAATCTAACAAACCTAGATGCTGCTCTTGCCAAGATCCGAGAGATGCTTGACTTACTTGTTAAGGCTAATGTTCAAGCAACAGTTAAGATTCCTACAAGCGGCTCACTAGGTTCTGGCATTCCAGCAGGAGATTTCATTGCGCCTATTTCAACAACAGGTGGATCTATCGAAGCAATCTTAGAATATGCAGAAGCGGCAACAGCTCGAGCCAATGCTTTCGCAGATCTTCTAGACATGGACACAGCAGCAAAGACCGCATCTTTACAGGCCAGTTCTATCTATAGCAACTCAGGCGCGCTTCAATCATTCCGTGAATCAGAGGCACGGTCAGCTACAGTAAACATCTACGCTAACACCATCGCCAACCCAGATGAACTAACTAACATGATTCAGAACTCTTTGATCCAGTTGAATAAGCGCGGTGACTATATTACGACTGCTGGATCACTATGACCAGACCAGTCATCAATGTCGTAATTGACTTCTCCACAGGTGCAACCTTCGGGTATCCCTTTATCATTGGCGAGTCTCAAATCGGTGGTCAAGATGTATTCTCTGATTCACCAACTAGCCTTGTCGTGGATGTATCTAACCTTTTAGATTCTGTACAGACTAACCGAGGACGGCAGTTATCAGCTGAGCAATTTAATACTGGCACAGCAGCTATCCGCATCCTTGACCAGAATGGTGACTTTAATCCACAGAATCCATCCAGCCCTTACTACACTTACCTTAACCCAATGCGCAAGATCACTATCAGCGCAACATGGGAAGGTGTGAGATATCCAGTATTCGCTGGCTACATCACAAGTTATAACACGACCACGCCTAAGTTCGAGGGCGATCTTGTCTACACCACAGTCACGGCAGTCGATGGATTCCGTCTATTCCAGAATGCACAATTCTTTGGTGTGGCTGGAGCAGTTGCAGGTGAGACCACAGGCACACGCATCACTAAAATCCTAGATAGCATCGGCTGGCCTAACTCCCAGCGAGATATTGACACAGGCCTTACTACCTGTCAAGCAGATCCAGCAACCCAGAGAACAGCCCTAGCAGCCCTACAGACGGTCGCACAGACCGAGTATGGTGCTTTCTATATGGATGGGCAGGGCAGGGCTGTATTCCAAGATAGAACCGTTACTACGGCATCTGTAGCAAACACGCCTGTAGTATTTAATGACAATGGCACAGGCATTGGCTACTTCAATGTCAAGTGGGTTTTTGATGATTCCCAGATTTATAACAAGGCAACTGTCACTCGCACAGGCGGTACAGTCCAGACAACGCAGAATGCAGCTTCTATCGCTAAGTACTTTACTCACTCTTATAACGCATCTGGCCTTCTCATGGAGACCGATGCAGAAGCTCTTAACTATGCCCTTGCTTTCATAGCATCACGGCAGGAGACATCTATCCGCGTGGACGAATTAACCCTTGACCTACAGCAGGACGGATACAGCGCAGGAAAGATCGCAGCATTGAGCTTGGACTTCTTTAGTCCAGTTACAATAACCACCACTCAGCCTAACTCGACTACCTTGACAAAGACTGTCCAGATCTTCGGTGTTAACCATCAAATCACTCCTAGCTCGTGGAAAGTCAACTACACCACGGCAGAGCCAATCATCGATGGATTCATCATAGGATCGCCTGTATCGGGTATCATAGACACTAGCGTTTTATCTTACTAAGGAGTAACAATGCCAACAGGATTGCCAGCAACCACAGGAGATGTTCTATCTTCGACCATGTACAACAGCCTTACTGCCTTTACTGTTGGCACAGCTAACACAGCCGACTACACAGCCGTTAGTGCTGACCAGTATCAAGTGCTAGAAATCATGAACAAGGCAACAGCGATTGCCTTTAAGATTCCTACTAACGCATCTGTTGCTTTCCCTATTGGTACTGTGCTTACAGTCCTTAACATTGGCGTAGGTGTTTGCACAATCTCAGCAGTAACTTCTGGCACCACTACAGTCCTATCAGGTGGAGCAGTAGCTGCATCTCCAACCCTTGCACAATATAAGTCAGCCGCTTGCATCAAGACTGGCACAGACACATGGTATGTGGTGGGCGGAATTGCTTAATTCAATTGTATCTGTTTTAGACTCAGGCGGTGCTGCCGGTGGTGGAGCTTCTTTTGAGTCTATTGCTACTGCTACAGGTACAGGTTCATCTGGAACAATAACATTCTCTAGCATCCCTAGCACATACGCGTCGCTACAAATCCGATATACAAATCGTATGGGTGCAGCAGGTGACAATATCATTATGAGATTCAACTCTGATAGTGGTGCTAATTATGTTCGTCACGTACTTTATGGCACAGGTTCTACAGCAACTGCTACAGGTTCTACAGGTGTTACCTCAATAGGTGTGGGGTCGTTCTTTAATGGTTCAGATGCAACTCAACCACAAGTAGGAATTATTGACATTCATAACTACGCAGTAACTACACAAAATAAAACAGTTAGAGCCTTTACAGGTATTGATCTTAATGGCTCTGGCGATGTTGATTTAATCTCTGGTTTATGGATAAACACTTCTGCTGTATCTACCATTACTTTGTCCGTTGCTGGAAATACTTTTTCAACAGGCTCAGTCTTTTCACTATACGGAATTAAGGGAGCGTAAATGCCAGCAACATACGAGCCAATCGCTACCACGACTTTAAGTAGTGCAGCATCATCAATTACCTTTAGCAGTATCCCTGCTACTTATACTGATTTAGTTCTTGTTGTAACTGGTTTATTTACCTCTAGTGGAGGAAATAGTAGAATCAGATTCAACGGAGACACTGGAACTAACTATAGCAACACAAGATTGCAAGGAGACGGAACTAGCGCATCATCCAATCGTTCCACATCTCAAGCATTCTTGAGGTTAGATTATGATGGGAACTCATCAACTGTTCCAAATATGACTAGAACTAATATATTTTCTTACGCTGGTTCGACTAATAAAACCTGTCTAATAGAGTCTTCTGAAGATAAAAATGGTTCTGGTTCAACAGTAAGAACTGTTGGTTTATGGCGTGATACTAGCGCAATAACTAGTATAGAAGTTTTGATGAGTTCTTCTACATTTGCCACTGGAACAATCGCTACTCTGTATGGGATAAAAAATGCCTAGTACCTACACACTCATCTCATCCAATGTCCTTAGCAGCACTGCATCATCTGTTACTTTTTCTGCAATCCCTAGCACTTATACAGATTTAGCACTAAGGGTTAGTGCTAGAACTAATTACGGCGCTATTAGCGATTACTTGCAAATCTATTTTAATGGATCAACAGCAGCAAATTATTCTGACACAACTCTTTGGGGTGATGGGGCTAGTGTTTTTACTCTTAGAAACAGCAACGCCAATCTAAGCGAAGCCTCAACAATGAGTGCAAACAATGCAACAGCAAACACTTTTGGCAGTGCTGAGATTTATATACCAAATTACACCGCTAGCCAAAATAAACCTGTCGGTGCATTTGGAGTGGCAGAATCAAACACCACAAGTTTCAGCTCATCTTTTGGAGTTGTAGCCGACGCAAGTCTTTGGCGTGATACCACAGCAATAACATCTATTACTTTGGATGCCTATGGCACCTACCAAATTGGTTCATCTTTCTATCTCTACGGCATATCAAAATCATAAGGAGCAACAATGACAACAGCAATCGAAATCAACTGCGAAACAGGCGAGGTCATCGAGCGTCCATTGACAGCCGATGAAATCGCAGCCAATGAAGCAGCAGCAGCACAGGCAGAAGCAGATCGCGTAACAGCAGAAGCAGAAGCAGCAACTAAGGCTGATGCTAAGGCTGCACTACTTGACAAGCTTGGCATCTCTGAGGATGAAGCGAAACTGCTACTTGGATGAAGGTCAAGTTAAGTAAAGCTGCTATCCAATTAAGAGAGCAGATTGATGACTCGTTCCCAGATCGTGACCGCACATCGGATGGTTGGGTCGGTGATACCCGACACGCTGCTCGCAAGTCAGATCATAATCCTGATGAGCAGGGCTGGGTACGCGCCATTGATGTGGACAAAGACTTATTCAAGGGCGGAAAGCCAGACATCATGGGAGATCTTGCTGATCAGCTTCGTACCTTGTCCAAGTCAAAAGCAGACAAGCGTATTAGTTACATCATTTACGATGGACGAATCTGCTCCAGCATCCTTAATTGGAAGTGGCGCAAGTACACAGGGGCTAACAAACACACTAAGCACATGCATGTCAGCTTTAAGAAAGAAGCTGACAATGATGGGGCTTTTTTTCAAGTATCTATGTTAGGTGGAGAATAATGAATGAACTAAAGACAGCAGCAGGCTCATGGGCTAGAGCATTTCTAGTAGCAGTTATCTC